TCTAGCGGCTGGCGGAAAACCCGTTCCTGATAGGCATGGATCATATCGTAAAACGTGCGGATCTCCCCGTCGCTCGAAGCGTTCAGCCCCGACGGCGTGACCCCTAGCAGAATGACAAGCGGGATCCCGGTCACGCTGGCGATATGCTCTTGCGCTTGGGCTTGCAGCTTGTCCAAGCTCGACAGCGGCGTCGATACGTTCGAAAGCTCTTCCGTCTCCCGGTTTACCATCATGACGCCGCGGTTATCGCGTGTCGTCGTGAACAGATCCGCGCGATAGATCAGATCGTCGGACGCGCCGCCATTCATGACCGTTGAAAGATCCGTCGATAGAACCATGGTGCTGAAGCTCTTCAGCAGATCGTTGACGCTTTCGCGGGCTTCTAGCCAATTATCGACGTACGGCTTCGCCATTTGCGCCAGCGACAACCCGCCGAACGCATACGCCGGCTTCAGCAGATCCGGAAGCTCCCGGCCGACGAACGTAAGCAGCCGGGTTGCATGGACTTGCTGCGAGAAAATTTGCCAGTATTGCGGCCGATAGAAATCTTGCGACAGCGGGTTCGAACTTTCATAGAGCCCCGGATAAGACCATATTGGTTCAACTGATTTGAACGCCTTCAACGTCCCCTTTTTGAACGTCTCGGGGCGAAGGGTTAGCGGCGATCGAAGCCGCGGGTCATTCAGCGGAAGCCCGGCGTCGATAAACAGTTGGGCGCGGCCGAAGAAACCGTCATGCTCCGCCATTTCCCGGAAGAGCGGCCGAACGCCGAATTTTTCCATGGCCTTTTCGAGCTTACCGACGCGATCGTCGTCGCCCTTGATCTTGATCCATTTCCGGGTTGCATGTTCCGCATAGATCGTGACGACGCGCCGATATTCCGGGCGCTGCGATAGCTCCGCAAGATAGGGATACCCGAGAAACCCGAGCCCTTCGGTCAACGCGCCTTTCGCGGCCCATTGAAACATGGAAGCCGCGGCTTGCGATACGCCGTCCATGGCCAGCTTCGCGGCCGGGTGCGGCCCGGCGTCGGGAACCGTCCACGGGTGCCCCTGCGCTCGAATGTTGCCCGGGGCGACCGCCGGGGCGTGCGTTCGGGACGCGTCCGGGCGGATCTTCAGCGCCGCCCGGGGCGCGGGGGCGGGGGGCGCTACGACAGCCGGGGCGGCCAAAAGCCAAGCGCGGAAACGATCGAGAAAACGCATTACACGTTCCGAACGGCGGAAGGGGAGATCCGCATGGGCGGCGGCGGGATGACGCCGAAGCGCATCATAACGCCGTCGCCAAGGTTGGGGCTTTTCGTGCCGTCCGGGTTTTTGTCCACCACAATTTTCCCCGCCAAATTTTTCGAGTACGTCGGTTGGCTAAGTTCCATAGTCAATTTCGACAAGAGCGGCAAGGATCCCGACAGCGAAATGATTTCGGCATAATCGGCCGCGTCGCCATGCACGACCGCGCGATACGTCCGGTAAAACCGCCGGCGAAGCCCCCACCATGCTTGCGCCTTCAAATTTTGGAAGAAGTCTTCGTTCAGCCGCCCCGGGACGTCTTGCCGCTTGGGGTTCATGACCCCGGCGGATCCCCGGAAGGCGCGGACGCTGACCGTCTTTTCGTTTCGACCCCCTCGCAATTCATTTATGACCCGGGCGTTACCCCGGACGTCGGCCCCGAGCCCGTCCGCGTCATAGTCAAGTTGTTTGACGCCCCATTCATCGCAATAGTCGAACGCCTTTTCGACGCTGGCGAAGATATCCGAGCCCTTACCGCTCCACTCGACAATGTTCAGCAAAACCGAACCGTGACCGTCGGCCAGCGCGTTTTTGTCTTTCCCTTCGTCGGCAACGTCGAATGTTGCCCGGCGCTCCCCGGTAATCTCGAAGCCTAGCCGAACATGAGCGTCCACGGCCGCCTGAACCCAAGCCGACGGGATCAAGACGCCCTCGACCGACGCGGCGTAGTTGATATCGATCTCTTGCGCGACGGTCACGGGGTCCAGTTGTTCGACTTGCTTTTCGTACCATGCCTGATCCTTCCGCGGATCATCGCGCCAATGGCCCGTGAAGACCGAGATCTTCCCCGAGTGGCGGCGTTCAGCGAAGGGGTTGGCTAGCCCGTTGGCGCTGGAAATATCGATCCGGCAATTCGTCGTTTGGGAAAGCGAAGCCTCGATCAGCATGGGCCGTTCAAGATACGCGCTTTCGTCCACGAAATAGATCGCTTGTCGATCGCCGCGGCCGATATTGTCGCCGGCTTCCCCGGTGATCGAAGATCCGGACATTGGGAACGATACCCGCATATGCGCCGAATGCTTGCGTTCGTTCCACTCCCCGCGAAATTCCGGGGGTAGCAGCTTCATGAATTGGCGCGCTTTCCAGAACAACGCCTTGGGGAAGCCTATCTTATCGACGTACTCTTCTTTGCGGGATCCGAACCCAACCGATAGACCGTCGTAGAATATGCAAAGCGTACACGCCAGCGAAACGGCCAGCCATGACAAGCCCCAATCGCGCGACTTCTCCGCTATGCCGGGGGTGCGCGATCGCCAGCGTTCAAGCGTCCAATCGATCCACTCCCGTTGCTTGGGGAAGAGGATAAACGGCATTGTCGCGGGAAGCCCGATATCGACGTTCCGGGGGTCCACGGTCATTCCCCAATCGTTTATGAAATCGCCCGGGTTGTCGCGGTAGTACACCTTCAGCGCCGCCAGCAACGCGCCGCTTTCGTCCGCGCGGATCGCGGTCAAACATTCCAGCCGGGAGCGAAAGACCGGGAGATAATCGGGGTTTTTCCAGTTGAACGCGGTCATGAATGCAGTTCAAGCGTGATAAAGATCCGCCGCGGAACATAGAGAATGATCCCGGTGTCGAAGATTACGCGGTCATAGCCGGCCCTATCCGATTTCCCGTTCAGCGGCGACGGTTGGCAGGGATCCGTATCGATCGCGCGCACAAGCCCGAATGGCCGGGTGTCGATCCGGGGGTTGTCGGGTTGGGGCACGACCGAAGATCCTTCCGCATGTGACATGACCGCCCGTCACCAATGGCTAGAGCATTCCGGGCAATTAACCGTTACCCGGGAGCCCTCATGGCCGCATTGCGCGCATATGGCGTCCCTTGGGGCGTCGGCTGGCCGCGGCGGGGCCGGGGGCGGCTCGAAAAGCGTATCGGGCTTCAGATAGCCTTGCGCCGCACATAAATTCCGAATGGCGCGGGCGGCTTCCCGAAATAAATCCGCCTTGGCGGGGTTCATGTCCCGAGCGGCGGCGTTGTCCAGCCTCAAAGCTATGTCGTGCGGTTCTCTCATGGCGCCAGAAATTAACCGCCATTGACCGCATGGTCAAGCGACGTGGCCCTTCATGAGCTTTTGATATATCTTCGCCGCCTCGACCGGATCCGTCGTTTCCATTTTGGCCGCCGCCGCCAGTTGCCCGGCGTCCGTCGTGGCGTCGATCCGGAAGACTTCAAGCCCCGAGATCTTCGCGAATTGGATCATGGCTTGCGCTCGATCAGCTAGAATAAGCTGGATCCCGTCTTTCGTTTGCTTCACGCCGTCCAGCCCGGCCCGGGCGGCCGCGCTCAATTTCAGCGTATCGCGAAGCTCTTGACGCGGGAGCCCGTCGCCGTCGCATTTCGGGCAATCCGGGTTGGGCGGCCGTTTCGTCGTATAGCCGAAGCCGCCGGCGATATCCGGCAACGGCGCGAAGACCGCTTCAGCCTTCCGGCATTCCTCTTCAAAATCCGGAAGTCGCCATTGATATCGAAAACCTTCGCCGTAGCAATGGCGACAAGGGACATTGGACAGCGCGACGATTTCGTTCGGATCGTACGTCGCTCGATCCCACCAATAGCGCAACAGATCTTCCCGGGTCTTCGTCGTGCGCTCAAACGCTTCGTTCTTCAGTTCGGAAATTTTAGCAGCCATTTCGGGTTTTTTCAGCAGATCATAAGCCCGCTGGCCGACGCTAACGGCCGCTTCATGCGGGTCATACGCGCGGCGATACGCTTCGCTGGCATTGCCCAACGACATATATTCTTCAATGAACCGGATCATTTTCGGGGTGAGCGTCATGGTCACGCTCATACACCGCCGCCGCGTTCAGCGCCAAGCCGAAAAATAACGATACCCCGTATACCCCGTAGATACCCCATAGGAACGGGGTGCTTTTTATTGTTGCTTTTCATGTAGTTAAGCCTAATTACCCCGTTACCCCGTAGATTTACATATTCTATACGCGCACGCTCGCTTGTACGCGCCCGCACGCTCCGCAGAATTTCGAATTGTACGGGGTGTACGGGGTATTTTCCAGATCCCCTAATGATATGAGTGGCTTAACCTACCCCGTCGCTTCGGGGTATTGTACGGGGTACGGGGTAATTTTTCAGCAATAAACCGGAAATTTTGTTTTTTCGCCCGTTGATAAAATTATCACTTGCCGTTTTGCC